CTCTTATATCTCGAACACAAGCTGTTACTATTTCCCCTGATGGCACTTTAGTAATAGCCTCTGATGCTTTTGGTAGTACGACCAGTAAGTACTTCACTATGTCTCCAGGCTATGATTTATCATCTTTAAGTTCTGGAACTTCTTTTACTTGGCAAGGAAATTCGAGTCACACTACAGATACTAGATTTAGCTCTGATGGGGCGCTATTATATGGATATACTGGAACTTACATTTACAACTATACAACAGGTAGTACTGCAGCATTTAGTGCAGCAGACGTAGGTAAGAAAGTAGTCGGTAACTCTGGATCCGCTATTATTACATCTACTGCTGGCGCATATACGTCAGTCACGCCATTTGCAGATACATCTGCTATTTCTTCTTGGCAGCTATTTGGTGCTCAAGGTAAGTCTGATGGAACTGGTATTGAATTAACCGCTTCTTCTAACGGCTATGATTTAGCAAATGCTTCATATACAAGCACTAGCTTTAATACTTCTACTCAAATGGCAGACCCTAGAAGTATTAGATTTAAACCTGACGGTACTAAAATGTATATAACTGCTGGATCCTCTACTGGAGATATTTACCAGTATTCATTAACCACGCCATATGATTTGACAACTATTTCTTATGACGGTACAATGGATTTATCTACTATTATCACAGGATTTGCAAATGGTCGTTCTATAAACTTTAATTCTGATGGAACAAAAGCATATGTATCAATAATCTCAGGATCAAGCTTTCACGATACAATATTTGAAATTGATTTATCATCTGCTTGGGATACAAGAACGGCAAGTTATAATAGTATTTTGCTTTTAATTGAATCACCCAATGTAACCCACGAAGGAGTAGCATTTAAACCTGATGGAACTAAGTTTTGGACCATTTCAAGACAATATGATAAAGTTTATGCATACACTATGACAACAGCTTTTGATCTTTCAACAGCTTCTTATGATACTGTTGAATTTTCAGTTACCACACAAGCATCAGCACCTTATGATTTATATTTTAAATCTGATGGTACTAAAATGTATATATTGGACGGTAATGATTCCGTATATGAGTATGATTTATCAACTGCTTGGGACATTACTTCGTCAACCTATAATAATATTAGTTTTAGTTTAGCTAATGAAACAACCTCCCCTAAAGGTATCTTTATGGATGCTAATGGATTGTATTTATTTGTAGCTGCAGATGACACAGAGACAGTTTACAAATATTCTATAGGTTCAATTACTCATCCATATTCACAATATATACCAGCTCTCACTAATTCTTCTACTGGTCAAATCAATTCATCAAGTTGGCAAGATATTAATTCTATGACAGCAGATGAGACTAAGAATGGCGGCGACATCTTCTATGCAGTATCTACTGACAACCGAACAAGCTGGGATGTAGCTAAAGGTTCAGATGGTGTAAGAAAGATTGCACGAAACAACTCTGGAACTTGGCAGTATAATAATGATGCTGGAACGCTAGAGGGGTTTGACTATGCTAATGCTACAACTACTGGAGATACGTTAACAGTTGATGTATCTAATGTAGGAGTTGCCGGAGGATCTAATCAAGGTATCATATTTAGTGGCGATGGAACAAAGTTTTACTTTGTTTATCAAGCAACTAGCAGTAATTCAAGAATTTATCAAGTTACTTTGGGTACAGCTTGGGATTTAACAAGCGGTACAACAAAATATACTTTTAACCCAAGTGTGACCCAAATTTCAGCTGGATCCATAGGCTTTAATCAAAACGGTACGGCTTTATATATTGCATGGAGAGCACATCCAGGAACAGCAAGGTATTTTAAAAAATTTACTTTATCTACTGCATGGGATTTATCTACAGCTTCGGGTGGTGTAAATAGTGCCAATTTAAATTCTTCTGGAGATTTTGAGACTTGCAGAGGACTTACTGTTGGTTTAAATGAAGAATTTATCGTAACTACAGATTATGCTGCAAGTGATGATCATCTTGCTAAATTTACATTTGCAACAGCAGGAGATGTAACTTCAAGTATAACAAAATCGGAAAGTACTAATGTAACTTCTTATACTAATTTTCCTCCGGTTGGTTCGGGTAACACTCAGCTATCAATTGCAGGACCACAATTTTTTGACAATGGAAATAAATTATTTTTTATGAATTATAATTATGGAGGTGATGCTTATATTGTAAATTTAACATCAGCCTATGATATAACTTCTGGCACTCTAGGATCTACTACAGGAGATATATCAGGAGCGGGAACTTGGATGGCATATGGTGTTAAACCCGATGGTACGAGACTATATATTTTCGATCATAATAGTTCAAGCTTAATTGAATATAGTGCTGAAAATATTAATTATGATACATCTGAAACTTGGGTTAACGGTACAAATAATAATGAACATGCAACATTACAGCAAGCTTTAACATCTCAAGCATTCAACAGAATGAATAAAGCTCAACTTGATGCAGTAGCTGATGGATACCACTTTAGCCAAGACAGTGCAGATACGTTAGACCTAATGATTGCGCCATATGCTACTTCAGGTACTAGCCCAATATCAGATGGTGTTACAATTAATTATGATGCGGCATCAAAGTACAAACAGGCAATACATGGTACTGAGTACGATGTAGAGTTTACTACTACAAACTCAGTGGATTTAACATCAAAGATATCAGCAAATTTAAAAGCAAGAGTGCTATAAAATAATAATATATACCATATTAACTATATAATGTCCTAGGAGATAATAATGACAGAAGAGAATAAAGTTCCTACAGTCGTGGTAAACGATAAGGAATATGAAATTGATAGTCTTAACAATGAACAGAAATATGCGATCTCTCAATTAAGAGATATTTCAAATAAACTTAACGATCTTTCGTTTCAAACTGAACAATTAAAGGCTGCTCAACGGGTCTTTAGTGCGGCTCTTACAGAGTCACTTAAACCTGAAGAAAAATCAGAAGAGTAAAACGGTCCTATACTATTTTAAATGGTGGCTTTGGCTGCCATTTTTTTTATTATAAATAGTGCTAATATTATAAATAGTATCAAGTAATTTAGGAATATCATATGGCTGTCCCTACTTCAAGAGCAACTCTTATTGAATATTGTCTTCGTCGACTAGGCGAACCAGTAATTGAAATCAATGTTGATCCGGATCAATTAGAGGATCGCCTTGATGAGGCACTGCAATACTTTAGAGAATTTCACTCTGAAGGCACGTTTAGAACTTTTTTTAAACATCAGGTTACGCCTGACGATGTAACTAATGAATATATTAACATATCATCAGATATTATTCAAGTACAAAGACTATTTAGAATTCCATCAGGTAGTGCTGGTAGAAACTTTTTTGATATAAAATATCAGATGCATCTTAATGATATTGCTGATCTTCACAGTTTTATTGGCGACCTAGGTTACTATGAACAAATGCAACAGTATTTGTCAGTCCTTGACATGAAGTTAACCGGTAGTCCTCAGGTCAGCTATGTGCGCAATCAGAACCGCTTATATATTCATGGTGACTTTTCTGATGGTGACATTAAAGAAGATGATTATTTGATTGCCGAATGTTATCAGATCATTAATGGCTCTAGTCATGCTGCGATTTATAATGACATGTGGTTAAAGGAATACACTACAGCCCTTATTAAACAGCAATGGGGATCTAACCTTATTAAATTTGAAGGTATGGTACTTCCGGGTGGTGTGCAGCTAAATGGTAGACAGATATTTGAAGATGCTACTCAAGAGATAGCTCAATTAAGAGAGAAAATCAGACTAGAGCATGAATTGCCAGCTGATTTCTTTATGGGGTAGTTAATGGCAACTAATCACTATTTCAGTCAAAAAGTAAGATCTGAACAAGATTTATATGAAGATATTATAATAGAATCTTTAAAAATCTATGGTCAAGATGTTTATTATCTCCCAAGAGATATTATTAATGAAGATAGAATCTTAGGTGATGACGTACCTTCTAGATTTAATTCTTCATATAAGATTGAAATGTACATAGAGAACGTAGAAGGTTTTGATGGCGAGGGAGACTTATTCACTAAGTTTGGAGTAGAGATAAGAGACCAGGCAACATTTGTTGTATCGCGAAAGCGATGGGCTAATTCGGTTGCAAGGTATGATAATGAGCTTAGTAGCGTGAGACCTCTAGAGGGTGATTTAATTTATCTTCCGCTGTCTAATAAACTATTTCAAATTATGCAGGTTGAGCATGAACAGCCATTCTATCAGTTAAGCAATCTACCTACATATAAGCTAAGAACAGAATTGTTCGAATATAACGATGAAGATCTTGATACCGGCATCGATGCAATTGATGTTATTGAAAGAGCACACGCATATGAGTATTTGCTCACTTTAGATTCCGCCAGTAATGGATTTATTATTGGTGAGACAGCTACTCAGACTTTCTCTACCGGAGTGACTATGCAAGGGGAGATCTCTAAGTGGTCTGATTCAGATAATATTCTTGGTCTGATTCATGTAGGTGCTAGTGATGGTTTGTACCATGAGTTCACTACTACATTACAGATATCAAGTCTTACCTCAGCTGCAACTGTAACAGCAGTTACAGAGGATAATCAAATATCTGCGAATGAACAAAATGACGACTTTAATACTATTGGAGATAGCTTTTTAGACTTTACAGAATCAAATCCATTTGGTGATCCAAGTGAGTAATATGTTTGATTTTGGATTTACTGCGGTTGATGAAGATGAACTGGAAGCCGTACAAAAAGTGACAGTTGCTGCTACATCTGCAGAAGATAGATTAAATAACCTATACAATGCCATTGTTCCGCTTTTAAATAATTTAAAAAAGAATCCAGAGAAAGATTATATTCTCTGGCCTAATCGTTTAACCAAAGTAGAAGAGTTCGAAGACGTTCTACAGAAGATATACAAGGGTTAATTATGCTTGGTAATCATTTCTATCATGAACGGTTAAGAAAAAGCGTTGCAGTATTCGGGGCGCTATTTAATAATATTTATGTCATTCGTAAAAATTCTTCTAATCAAGTTATTTCTCAGGTTAAAGTTCCGTTATCTTATGCACCTAAAAACAAGTTTTTAGAACGAATTAGGGAAAACCCAGACTTAGACGCTAATACTCAAGTAGCGATGAAGTTACCTAGGATGTCTTTTGAGATTATTTCTATTGCATACGATCAGGGTAGGCAGCTACAGAAAACTAATAACTTTCAGCAGCCAGGCGCTTCTAATGCTCTTCGAAATAAGTTTTATTCATATGTGCCATATAATTTAGGGTTTCAATTAAATATATACGCCAAAACTCAAGATGATGCTTTGCAAGTGGTAGAGCAAGTATTGCCATACTTTAATCCACAATATACGCTTACATTAAAACCTTTTACTGAGTATCCTGATATAAAAGAAGATGTTCCAATTGCTCTAAACGGAGTAGATTTTTCTGATGATTACGAAGGTGCTCTAGAGCAAAGAAGAACTATCTTATACA